TACGTTGATTGAGGATGGTTAAGTATGACCGCATAGCTGACTCTTGTGAATACAAAAGGGCAAAGTCTATATGATTTAAGGCAAACGCCTCTTTACTCTTGATGAATTTTGCTAAACGCTGTAGTCTATCATTCAATTCCTGACGCTCTTCCATGACTCTGACTTGCCATTCTTCCACAATAATACTCCTCCCATGCAAGCATACCCGCGCGGCTATCATGCCCACTAAAAAGACTCCTTTTCGATTATTTTTCGAAGCGCGCGTACGCGGGATGGATGCGCGCGCGCTTCGAAACTTTAAACTTTAACCCCATAAAAGTGACTCAATCCTTCCCAGAACGCGCGGGATGCTTCATCTAACGTTATACCTTCAGGAATGACTACTTCACCTGTCTTTAGATTGACTCTTACACCACAGGGGTTAAAGGTTAACCAACTATGTTCCAAGTCATTAAACTTGAGAACACTACCAGGTTGACTTGTGTAATAGTCTGTCACACTATCACCTCAGGAAGAATAGGCTCAGCGAAGCAACGGCAATTAGGAAAGTTACCAGGGTGATGGCGCTCACCACCGGCCTCAGCCACGGGTGGGTCATCCCATGATTGTATTGTCCCTTCCAAAGCCCTGTGTTCCCGCCTAACAGCCGCATCTCTTACTGTCCTCCAGATATACTGTTCTGCACCTATGTGTTGTGCGCGTGCCTGAACAATAGCCGATTGACACTTAGCCGTTTCAGTCCGCGCAATGAGCGTGGCTCTAGATACTGTAACATTACCAGAATCCCGCACCAACTGAACAAGGTCGTCATATCTGCGTCCACCTACAACAAAGTCTTGTGTGTATTCCTGTACTCTTCTACCTGCATCAATAGGTAAAGATGTGATTAGAGTAACTTGATCATCTAACATTTGCTTGATTACCCCACCAATAGGGGCATTCTCAATCATGTTTCTTAACTCAACACCAATTTCCCTACTAAGCCTAAACCAGGCTCCTGCATCTCTACGTGAGACTTCAGCTATCATGCGGGCTGCAGTTACTCTAGCCCAGGGGTTAATCATTGCTGAATATCTACTAAGCAGCTCTATTAGCTGAGGTAAATGGTCTGTATCACCTGGGGTGAAACCATTGATGATCATGCCAATATTACGAGCAACTGCTCTTAATTGTTGTGCATAATATCTTTCAGCCCGCCTTACCCTTTCAAAATGTTGCCGTTCACGTTGTAGTTGCCTACGCTGGGTAGCGGTAGGACGCCAGCGTGAACGGGCAAGTTCTGGGGGGAGACCAACTGTTCTCATGAATGATACACTTTAAGGATCAAGAGGATAAACAACCCCGAGTCCACCACCACTTTTATACCTACCAGTATGATTGTTAATAGTTCCAATGACTGCATTATACACGAGCAACATGTTGCAAATCAAGAAACTGTTCAGCTTCTGCACGTCTTCTACCAATGATCTCAGGTGGTTTATTCCACATTAGAATGGCATCTGCTGCCGCTTCAATGAGACCATCGTTAATATGCCGCAAGAACGTGGATCCACCAAATCCACCTAAGCCAATGTTATAGGCGATCGATACTAAAGCATCAAACTGATGCTGATTAACCTCACGCTTTAGTCTTGCGGAAACACCATTCTCAAACTTGGCAATGTCTCTTTCAAAGATTTCTTCTACCTCTTCCCTGGTAATAGTCAAACCAGGAGTGACTGTTGGAGGGCCAGCCACACTGGTATGACCCACCCCAATAGTCCAAATGCCTTTGCTGTCTTGATAAGCGGTTAACTTAACACCTTCCCGCTCCATCAAGAGGCGACGACCATTGTCTGACATCTGCATGATGAATGCCTATTTACAGGGTGTACATCGAGGTGAAGTATCCTAGCTATGCTGCGGTACTCGACGCTCCGGTAATACCGCTAGAATCGCCTGGAAAACGATGTATGAGTGAGTATTAGTAGGGAACTTAGCGACTGGGCGGTGGGAGCACCGTCATCAAGCAAATCAATGACAATAAAGTGAGGGGAATAGGCCTAGCACTAACCCAATAGAAAGTAACTATGGGATGTGTTAACAGCATCCCAAGAAAACTAAACCACAGCACCAGCACCACACCGCGTAACCAGAGTATTATAAACAACACAACAACCAACCCCATGACAATATTATCATCAACTCTAGTATACGGATTGGAATATCGGCTTTGTAGCAAGCCAACAATACAAACACCAGCACTATCTGAGAGACAAATATCAATACCAACGCATCATTCAGTACCAGGCTCATCCCACAAGGGTGAGAGCCTTATCAAAGATGGCTAAGACTTCCTCCTTGGTCCGCCTGTGTTTGTCTTGCCAAGCTATTATGGACCAATCATGACCCAAGGCATCTTGCAGTCGCATCATTGCCTTAAACCTAAGCGACCGGTAGGACTTGAAACTATCAGTGATCTCTTTCAGAGAACGGAATCCAATCGCACCCAACATACAGTACTCTTGTTGGTTGGTTCGAAAGGTACCCTTACACCACCCTGCTTCAACTCTTTCCCGCGCCAGTATCAACCTACGGGTTACCGGATCAAAGCCTGTACCATCAAACGGCATAACATTTCTCCCCTATCAAAAGTGCGGGCTACTCTTTACCGGCTCCCGCCTGCCCCTCATCATCGCCCGTCGTTTCCGACCACACAGCGGTGATATCAGACCTCCGCTCCACTTCACCTGGCGCCAGGTATGGCAGGGGCCGCCATGACATTGTTTCACTTCGGGGTTCGTCATGCTCCACTATAGGCATCACTACCTCCCAACCTAAGTCAACCAAGGTCCTCCAAACCTACCATAAGGCCAACCAAAGTAAGTTGGAAACCTAACAGGCCCAGGTACATAATGGAAGGTACGATAGGCTGCTGTTGCCTTCCAAAACAAAGCTCCAAACTGGGTCATCAAATACCAGCTCTGAGTACCTGTAACACCAGGGAATCCCTCGGAGGAAACACTTACACCGTTTACCGATTTGCTGTTAATTCTTCCCACCATTCCACTACCGCCATACCCACCCATACCAGGACCACCTGGTCCAGCAAACAGTGTTGCAATGTGAGCAGTCAACAATGCCAATAAATAGGCTCTTGTATTTAGATCCTGCTCAGGACTAGTCGCATCATTTCTAAATATCAATCCTGCAGTAATCCACATCCTTTCTAAGGCGTCACTATCTGTACCACTAAACTGAGGGAAAGCACTAGTAAATCTATCATAATCAAACTTGACAACAAATGCGTCTACTGGTGGCAAGACGGGTTCTTGCCATGTCATACAAACACATTCACCAGACTTCAATAAAATCCTTCCGTCATCTAAGGCTACTTGAGCAGTCAATACATAGATACATTGGTCAACCATATCTCCTACTAGTTGACTGGTCTTATACTGATCAAATACAGGTGTACCAATCAACCTAGACAATGGTGTCAAGTCAAGAGTCGGATCTGATGTTGGTTCAATATCAATAGTCCATAATGCTGACTGGATAACGGGACTGGTATTAGTAGCACCTGGCGGGACATTACCAATTTCATTGGTAAAGTCAAAGGTAAAGTAGTCCCGCACAGGTGCTGGGAGTATGGGTCCAAATGTTGTATCGGACGCCATTACCTATTGCCTTCCCCTTGCTCAAGGATGCCAAGCCTAAGTCTTCTGTCTACACCACCCATCTTGGCACTTGGATTATTACGGTCCAGAGGTTCTAGACCCGTAACAACACTAGTCAATTGCTTGCATTCGGTAATCAGTGTTGCCCTATCCTTATGGGCCAAGACAACCTGGTTTTTGACCAGATCACTGGTCTTATTCTGCATATGCCAGCCATCCCATACATCTTTGGGACAACCTTCTGTTATCGCATAACCACCAGGTAACAATTCAGTGACTGCACTACTGAAATTGTATGCCTGGCCTGCTGTGGCAATCCAAGGTCCGCGACAAACAAACTGGGCGCCTTCAACAGGGATGGCTCTACGCGATTCTTTCATTGTACCATCCCGCAGCGGCTCCATATATTCTTGCCACTGAAATACCCGCAAGACAATCCCTGATGGGAGCTTACAGGCGACATATACAGTGTCGCCCGTTGTTGCTCCTCTTGAGAACGGGACCGCTGGGCGCGGTGGCTGGGGCGGCGGGACTTGCATACTATCAGCCATGATTACCTTTTACCTCCTATCATTTCAAACATTGTTAGGGGGACCAGTTTCCCCCTAACTGCCTAGACACCAATCATGCTGACAACAGCTGCCGGCATCCGCACCACTGTGCCCCAAGTACCTGCACTGACCTTCTGAGAGAAGGACGAACGTGCGCGAATAACAGGGTGCGCGCGCATCTTCTCTGAGTAAGCCGGAAACGCAAACTTCTGACCTTCAACTTCATTGGCAAACAGCTGCACGAACTCGCCAGCCGCCACACCTTGCGGCATGATTGGCCCACGAGCTGCATATTGCGGGATCGTGATCAGCTTGATATTGCCAAAGTTCTTGTCAATCAGGTCACGAACGTTGACACCGAAGCTGTTGGTGATCGTCAGGGCGACTTGGGCGCCAGGTGACATGCACAAGGTCATCGAAGTATCCGTGTCGATCAACCCACCGGTCTGCAAGACCAGTTGGTAGAACAAGGTCTCAATATCAGCATAGACCTCGTTTGCCGTTGCATTCATGACACCATTGATGATCCATCTCGGGCTGTTGCCTGCCGCTGCCTTTGGAGCAGGGCTAAGGGCTGCAGTCAGATTGGGATCATTAGTCATGCCATAGTTCTGGAGCCCACCAACACCAAACAGGTAGGTAAGGTTCATGAACTTGGCAATAGTCTGGGCCGCTGCACGATCGATCTCAGCCACCCAATTGACCCGAGCAAGACCACCACGCTCTACTTCCCGCTCACCATACTCTTTGATGACCTGGAAGAGATAGTTTTGCCTAGCCGGCCACCCAACATTGATCCCGGCGTTGCCGTTCTCATTGTAGTCGCCATAGCTAGACACTTCACCAGTCGCCTCGACGACCGGGAAGTAGATGATGTCTTGCAGCCAATCACCACGCTTGACTTCACCACCAAGCGCTTCCGCTGCCTTGTTCGGGCTGAACAAGATACGAAAGACCTCGGGGTCAATAGTCGTAGTAAGCAGGGCGGGGATTGCCGAGTTCGGGTCAGTATATAGTGGAGGCGGTGCATCCATCGCCATACTATTATGGCCGTATCCACCATAGCCCCAAGCATCCTGGGCCATCTGGAGCATCTCGTCCTGGGCCAGTTGTGGGTTGTTCTTCCAAGACTCCGGCGTGTATGCCGTAATCGCGGGAAGATATACACCACGATTTTCCCATTCCGCACGATCAGCCGACCAGGCAGCCCGCGCACCACTAAAATTTTGCATTTGTTCCTCCGGAATAAAGGATTACCGCCTGGTGATCCTTGCGGTAGTTACTGTATTAGTGGTGGGACTAAGCCCACCACTTCTTAGCCAAGCGGCCAGCTGGACATCTTGATGATTTCGCCTGCCGCACCTGCGCTGGTCGCAAACCACTTGGTCTCAATTGCGTCAGTGGCGCCAAGAGAAGCAGAGGCAACCACTGTGTTATTGTCCACAGCATAGGTACCAAGGCCACCCGTACCAGTCAGACCGTAGTTTGGGCCCATTGCCGTGATGGAAGTACCAGCAACAACAGTACCACCCGACAGCGCATCACCAACCTCGATTGGAGTTGCACCGGCGACGGTGACAGTCATCGTACCATAGGTACCAGCAATTGCTGTGGAGGCAACAGTCTGCTCGGCAATGCTGACTGCATAAGTACCAACACCACCAGGTGTAGCACCACTCAACTGACCGAGAATCCTGGTACCCGTTACAACATTGGTACCAGAGATTGTGGAACCAGGTACCACAGAACCAGCCCCAACTGCACTAACAGTCAAGACATTACCAGCAATTGAGCCGGTGGCACTAAAGGTTGATGCTGCGACCGAACTAGTCACGGTCGCTGCACCCGGGGCAGTACCTGTTGCACCAAATACCACAGCACCATCGCTCAGACGAGCAAAGGCCTTCATCCCATACTGGGCATAGGTAGTACCCCGATTGAGAACAAAGAACCCACCAGCCTGATGGAGAGTAATGGGGAAGCCACCGGGGACCAGCATACTGACACCACCAAGGTAACTGGTGATCAGGCCCTGCTGTTCACGATGAACAAACCCTGCCGGTGCAATAACACCACCAATAGCGCGGGTGTGAACCAAGGTCGGAGCATTGTTCGGGTCGATAATGCTGGCATCAAGCCAACCAAACCGAGCAACAGTCACGCCCTCAGATGCAGCAACCAGCCCACCGGGGCCAGCATCCACAGTGGCCCGCGGATTGTGATCGCAAAAGTCACCCTCTACACCAGGTGCCTGTTGCGGATAAACCTGAGCTTGAAACAAAGGCATTGAAACCTCCATTAGTTATCAGCAAATCACCTCAGGATTTACTGAATAGTGATGTTCTTGGTGAAGTCGAACCGCTCAGCGAACGAACCGCCTTCAATCTTGGCATCCGCCGCCATGCGCGGGCCGCCCTGATTGGGACGACGAACACTAGGCCGAGGCTGCGCTTCAAGCACAGGCAACAAGGCATCCGGATGCATCTTGTCGACCTTTGCCGAGTCCATACCGAGTGCCTTTAAGGCAGTACGGTAAACATCGGACGGCCGAGCAGCATCCATAGCCAGGTCACCAACCCAAGGACGAACAAAGCGCTCAGCTGCGCGAATGTTCTTCTGGGTCTGGACAGTACGAGCAACAGCGCGCTTGATTGCCGCGTCCATTGCCGTCTTTGTCACCGGCTCGGATTGCTCAGAGGGGACAACTTCATCCATTGCCTCTTCGCGCTTTTTGCGCTCCTCTTCGGTCTCTTCCTCTTCGTCGCTCACGCAATCCTCAAGCTCGTTTTCGTCCATACCGCCGATTGCGGTCGGGGGCGGAATGTTGCTGGCCATACCTTGATCTCCTCCGTTTCCATTGGGGTCTTTACTCTGCTGTTCCTCGCCGCCGCCACCACCGCCACCACCACCATTGTCGGGAGGAGGAGCGCCGCCACCTCCACTGAGGTCAGGATCAGGATTGCCTTGCTCAGCGAGAAATGCGTCAAGGTTCTGCAAGATCTCAGGCGATACCCCTTCTTGCTCAAGGTATGCCTTAATCTTTGCAACAACATCTTCGGGTTCACCATCTTCCTCTGGTGATGCACCCATGGGCGGCCCAGCATTGGGCTCCGTCTGCATGGGAGGCGGTCCACCACCACCCGGAGGCATCATCCCACCCTCAACATCTGCCTGACCCGCAGAAGGTGACAATGCGTCCAAAAGGTTGGCTAGATCCTGGATATCAGCATCCTTGGCCAACTTGCCTTTGGTCGCATACTTGACCGTCTTGATGATGTCGGTCTTTCTGCTGTTAAAGTTCTTTGACGTAACTCCACGCACAATGGAGTTATAGTCAAGGGGTGCAGCATCTTGAGCGAGGCGAGGTGTGAGATAGGTAAGCAGAGCACCTTTGGCAACCATAGCTGCCGGCGCTAGTTTTGTATCAGGCTTTGGTACGGGCTTAGGATCAGGCATAGATACCTCCTTATCGTCTAGAAGAGCGGCGTCTAAGCCGAGCGCCCGCACCGCATCTTGTGGCGTTCGGTACTTTTTTCGTAATGCTTTTAGAAGTTGCTTGCTCATTTAACTATTCCTGCTATATTAGACGAAGCAACTTGCCAAGGACGATTTAATGTACATAATCTATGAAATACCCGGGAAAAAGGTTGGTTGTACACAGCTTACTATAGAGGAAAAGGCAAAGTGGTACCCAAAAGGAACTAATCTTGTAGTTATTGAAGTATGCAATACACCTAAAGAAGCTGGTGATCGTGAGAAGTGGTGGCAGATTAAGAAAGGTTACAAAGTTGACACGGTTCACTATTCCAAAATACCTATTGTAACAATGGATCCAGAGAAACGAAGACAACTAAGAAGCCTAATGGGCCGGAAAGGTAATAGTAGAAATGGTGGGCTAGCTCGAGCTAAAGCATTAACACCAGAGAGAAGTTCAGAAATCGGTCGAAAAGCAGGTAAAGCCTCAGCAGAGTCGAAAACATTTGAGCAAAAGTCTAAACAAGGTCATGAAGCTGGATTAAGAAGTCGCATAAATCTAACTAAAGAACAAAGCTCAGAGATTGGTCGAAAGGCAGGACTTGTTGGTGGTCGAAAAGCTGCATCTCTACAAAAGTCAGGTGCTCACATAAGAGTTCATTGCCCACACTGTGGATTGGAAAGTAATCTAATGGTTTTGAAGCGATGGCATTTCGATAAATGTAAACTAAATCCGAACCACAGCATGAACAATAGTCCACCAATGACCTAAATTCTCATCAAAAGCAGCATCAGCTACAACTACATCCGAGCCCGCACGGCCATCCTCGACGAGCGCGACATGGTTGCCTCGTATATTAGTCATAATCCCATCATAGTGCTGACCCTCATACATACCTGGGGTCATTAAAGGGTCGTAATGATACGCACAAGATAACTCTCTCTGTTCACCATCTTCAATTGAATCTATGGCGGGTTTTGTCCAAAAAACCAAACTATTCTGCAGATAAGGATGTCTATAAACAGCATTGGTACCAGTAGAACCAACCACTAAATCAGCTGGATGCTTATCTGAACTAATAGGCTGATGTTTCGCGAGTATAGGTAAGTTGTTAAAGGTTCTAGCACCCTTTGCCAATTCCTTGGGATGCCTTAACAACCAATACTTTCTAGCAGGGTCTAATCCTAATCTTTCATAGTCCGGAATCTCTTCACCCCAGTATGGATTAACAGTCGCTTTTGATATGTTGCTATTTTCAACGTGCATATGACCGTCTTCACTAACCCTGCGCACAGATGGGTTTTGATCCATCGCAATAGGACTGGATTGCGACTTGAGTGGGTTAAATGCTCCAACCATTGCGATCATGCGGCAATCCTACGACGGGATGGGACAGATATTGTCCTGTTACCATTACCACCGGCAACGTTCGTTCTGTTAGGAGCAGTGCCTGTACTTGTACGACTACCATTTTCACCAGCAACAACCAGCCTATCAGGGTTATCACCAACTAATATCCGATCAGGTGGTGTACCTGGAATTACACCAGGAACAGCAGGGAACCAAGCAGCACCAATAGAAGCAAATCCTGTAATTGTATCGTTTGTCTCTACTACTTCAAGATCTGCTGTAATCTTATCAACAAAGCAAGTTGCACTTACTATGTTATCATTTTGAGCAACTCGTAAAGTACCTTCAACAACAATTCTACCCGTACCAATAAATGACTGATTGTCTTGAACTAGATTGAGTACACCACCAGCAATAGCTGAAGCTTCTGATACTACTGTATTATTTGCTTGTGTTCGATTAAGTGTACCAACAACTACAAGACTAGCAGTAGCAACTATAGTATTAGACGCCTGAACCTGATTAAGTGTAGCAACATAAGGCACACTACCGGTTGCTGATATTGTTTGTGATGCTTGAAGAACATCAAGAGCACCACCAATACCAGAAAGAGCTGATCCAGTAGCTGATAAAGTATTTGATAACTGTAGTTGATTTAATGTACCAGTAACAACAACCACACCAGTAGAAACTATTGTATTAGATACTTGTACTCGATTAAGAACACCACCAACAGTGATTGTACCAGTGGTAGTAATTGTTTGTGTAGCTTGAAGCCGACTAAGAGTACCACTAACAACCAAACTGCCCGTCGCAACAAGTGCATTTGGTGGTTGTAACTGACCAAGAGTACCTGTAACGGTTACTCTAGCAACTGCTGATAAAGTATTTGGTGCCTGTAGCTGACTAAGATCACCTTTGATAACATAGGGTGAATTACCGGCCGCTGTTAATGTCTGTGACGCTTGAAGAACATTAAGAGCACCACCAATACCAGAAAGAACCGAGCCAGTTGCTACTAAAGTATTTGGTGGTTGTAACTGACCAAGAGTGCCAGTAACATTGGTTCTAGCGATCGCTGATAAAGTATTTGGTGCTTGAAGAACATTAAGCGTACCAGAAACAGTGGCTCTAACCACTGCCGATAAAGTATTAGGTGCTTGTGACTGACTTAGCGTCCCAAGAATAGTGACAGTACCAGTGGACGCTATTGTATTGTTTGCTTGTGGTTGATTAAGAGCACCACTAACTACAATAGTACCAGTACTTGTAATTATCTGATTAGCTTGGGTAACATTAAGCGAACCGCTAAAACCGCTAGGTAATGGATTGGGGAACGGTGCTGTCGGTGGTGTAAAAGCACCACCATAGACAGCGGTGCCCCGCACCACTCTTATTTCATCTATATACCCGGGGAACGCGCGACCAGCACTATTGTCATTCCCGATCCGAGTGGTTAGTGACGAATGATAGAAACTGTCTAGACACGGACCAGAAGCAACTACAGCACCGTCTAGGTAAAGACGTAAAAAGCCCGTGGCGTCTCGGTCAGCCGCGACATGGTGCCAAGCGTTTAACGGCGACAATGGCCCGGTGGATGAGATGTAGGAATAAGCGTTGCCGTCAGGACTCCAGAAAAACATGATCTGCGGAAAGACATTAAAGAAAAAGCCGACATTACCGAGGACCGCGTCCCACTGGGCCAGGATCGGATCATAGCCGTCACCGGTCCCCGATTGGGTCGCATAGCACCAAGCCTCGATCGTAAACGGCGCGGCACCAAAGTAAAAATCAGACGAATTGCCGGTGTCGATTGAATTGGCACCGTTCCCGATGACGTAGTTCGCAGAACCAGAACCAAATTTCGGATTGGCTCCTGAGAGGATGACATTGCCAATCGGGGTTAGCTTGTGCGCGTAGTTCGAAAAGTCAATAAATCCCGTGTCAAAGTGACAAAGCAAAACAACATCGAGCGGATTAGCAACCGTGCCCGTGGCAGAAACCGAATCCGCCGCTTCATTAACACTTAGAGTACCAATGACTGGCGAAAGTACAGCACCAGTTGAGGAGATTATTTGATTTGCTTGAAGTTGATTGAGTACACCACGAACTACAACAGTACCAGTACTTATAATTGTATTATTAGCTTGATTCTGATTAAGTGTACCAGCAACAATAGGAGTACCAGTTGCTGATATTGTATTATTTGCTTGTGGAAGATTAAGTGTACCAGTAACGGTTGCCCTAGCAACTGCTGATAAAGTATTTGGTGCCTGTAGCTGACTTAATGTACCACGTATGGTCACAGTACCAGTAGAGGAGATGGTCTGTGACGCCTGAACAATAGAGAGATTACCAATTACTGGAACATTGCCAGCAGCAGTTATCGTATCGAGCGCTTCAATCTGGGAGAGATTACCACCAACACCACTTAGAACAGTGCCAGTTGCTGTCAGTATATCCGGTATTTCAGCCCGGGAAAGATTACCATTAACAATACCAGTATCAGCGATCTGGTAAACCGGTTGCACCGCACCGGGATGCGTATAGTTGGTAACACCGGTTGTCTGCCCCGCCCTGTGCTGCGGGAAGGCGGGGGGCCAAGGACCGGCGACCAACCCACTGATCGAGGGCTGCACCGCACCCGGTGCGGCAAAGTTTGTTACACCTAAACTTTGCCCTGCGCCGTGTTGCGGGAAGGCTGGGGGCCAGGGGGCGACCGCTATCGGAGCCGCTGGACCTTCCGCCGTTGCGACGAGCGTGTCGGAAATCTCGGTAACAGCGAGCGTTCCGGCTATCCTTGGACCGCCTGCCGCGACGATCGTGTCGGAAATCTCAGTAACAGCAAGCGTGCCAACATAGGGAGTTCTACCGGTCGAGACGATCGTGTCGGAAATCTCAGTAACAGCAACCGTGCCGGTCGCGGCGGCAACATAATCAGCGGTGGTGATCGAAGCCGTACCGATACGGAAGAAGACATTGTCGCTGTTACTCGATCCGGCAGTGGTTTCCTGCCACTCTACCTGAAAGAACAGGTACTCATTGTTGAGTACCAACTGCCCCGGCGAGGCGGTGATCGAGCTATTAACATCGGCGCTGGTTGATAGGGTGACTGTCGCACCCACAGTGTTAGCGACGACCTGTGTAGCATTAGAACCGTTAGCAAGGGTACCACGCCACATCCGCATGTTGACATGGCCGATCGCCCCCGCTGTCCCGGCGCGCAGATTGAAGTTAAAGGTCCACGCGGTAGCGGCAAAAGTACCAGTTAGTGGACCAACAACAAAGCTGTCGCCCGCCGTCGCCGCACCAGTACCAGTGCCGGGTTGTGGTGTCGCTCGACCCGCGTTGTAGCTGGTTGAGACAGCGGCATCAGAGCCGGTAGTGGTTGCTCCTAAGCGTCCACGATAATAAGGCGTAGTGACAGCGGTCTTGGCTGGTCCCCAGCCGAAGGCAGAATTGGCCGCAGTTGGAGCAGAACCGTTAAGTTGGGTGTTGCCCCAGAAGTTCGGTGTAACTCCCGCTGTGCCCAGCAGATAGATAGTTTGGACGGCCATCAGTCATCCTGCCACACAAAACTGAACGTGCAGCGATCGTAATTCCTAATTTGATGGGGATGATCTGGCCACACATTGCAACCGCGCGACCAATAAGTGTTTTGAGAATCGTGTATGGCGCAAAGACGCTGTCCGTCCTCTTCACGTTCTAGGAACGGGCAGGCACCATCTGGTTGTGCTGGAAGGTTACCGATACCACCCCGGCAACAATCACCACATTTACAGCATTCGCCAGAGCGGACCCACGCCATCACTTTAACTTATAATTCTGGGTTGACTGAGCAACATAAGGATCAGACGGCAGTGCAACGTCATGCGCTCCCGCGCTTATGCCAGAACAGTT